TTTACGTTTCCTTCTAAGTTGTGTAAGTTTTGCGCCAGGACACATTCCTGTCGCGGCTAGTTGTTGTTTATAAAAACGAAATCCCATTGGTTTCCTCATCTTCAATACACATATTATACTTCTATTGAAGATGAAAGTCAAGAAGTTTTTTTAGTTAAGTAGTTGAAGTTCTGCATGTATCCTTGCTTCTGCTTCTTTCATTTTTTCAAAGCTTTTAAGTGTATGGACAAATCCTATGTTTTCTGTTTTATTAGTATACAGACTTCCTGTTACATCATAAAAAGACTCAAACCCCTTATCCATAGTTCTACGGACTACTATAGATATATACCCGGGACGTGACCAATCTTTTCCAAATCTAACTTGAGGTTCTGCTTCTCTTTTCTTGACCCACAGATCCCCATCACTTCTAGTGTCTGTGTCTGTTGCATATGGCATATCTTTTATACGCTCATAAAGCATAGGATCCCTTTCTTTAATTGCATTTTTTATCGCTATTCCGACTGCTTTACCTGTCCATTCTATGCCGAAGTATATGTCCGGTAAAAATAATTGGTAAAAGTCTTCATTACAGGTATCTTCACTTCCTTCAGTATTTGTAGTAAAACAACTTATTACTCTATTCTTTTTGTGCTTCCTTCCAGGTATAATGTGAGGATTTACGTGCTCGTATGAACTAAGCCAATTTTGTCTAGCCTGCGCTGGTAGTTTGTAAATTTCTTGGGCAATAATACTATCATTATACTCTAAGTAACTTAGAACGGCTTTTTTTACTTTTTCTGTTGTAATAATTACTGGAGTTTTTCGCCCATTAGTTCTTCCTAGCTCTTGCACTACTGCACCTACTTGGGTTGAATTGCTCATTTTGTTATAGTACAAAATTTTATTATGATCGGGAAAAGTAGTACTCATAGCCATTGAATACTTACCAATAAAGTTTCCACTTAAACTTTTTATTGTACCATTGTAGGAGCCCCCATCAACAATTTTACTTGCCATCCACTCATGAAACTTTTGCTCTGGATTAAGATTAATTAACATATCTTGGGCGGCATAAACATCTAGTACTTCGTATATTTCTTCTGGAAGATCAGAATCTATGCCTTCATTCTTATACTTACTATAAGAGTCTAATAACTGTTTAAATACATGCTCGTCAAGTGTAATCCAATGAGCCTGTCTTAGCCCTTTAAATCTTGGGTAAGGTTTAAGAACTATAGAGTCTCCACTAAATTCTAAATCTGTATGAAGTAAGTCATGGGCCGTAGCACTGATACACCATAAATGGTCACATTGATTATTTTTTAGTAGTTCATTTACAAAGTTGTCTATTTGAACATCAGACCCCATATCCTCCCCTAGAGTGTATCTATGAATCTCATCAAGGTATACATGCTGAGGTACTTCTGTATGCTTACTCATCGATAGTAATGCTTTAGCAGCCATAAAGTGTCCAATATTTCCAAAAAATATACAAACAACAGGGTACACTTCGCCTTTCAGTCTATCTCTCTGAACTTTCTTTAGATCTTTTTTATCTGTAATAAGTTTTTGAGATATACCTCTTTTTTCTGCTTCGCCATAGAACTTACCTATAGCATCTTGTAGAACCGGAGTTTTATCATAGGTAAACAAAAAGTGATCACAGTCTTGCTCATCGAGAATCTTGTTAATAACCCAAGTAGTTTTTCCTGATTGACATTCTTTTGATAATACTGCATGTATACTAGTAGATAACTTTGTTTTTTTCATCTAAATTCGACTAAGGTCGACTCCATATTGTTTAAGGTGAGACAGCTTGCCTAAATCATACGCAAGCTGTGTAGCAGTAAAACCGCCTCCAGTAACAGTAGTCCAACGTTCGCTATAGTCATCATCTACTTTTTCTAGTACCCAGATCTTATAGGCTTTGCTACCGTACTTACTTTCGTAGTTTACATCTCTATACCCTGCTTTTTCTGCCTGATAGTCTACTGACAGCTCGGCCCGAATTATGGCAGGGCCATGATATTTGGCCGACCAGACTATTTCCCCTTTTTCGAAGGATTCTGCCACGCATTCTTCTGGAAGAAAATCATACCTTCCTTCGTCTTTTTGAGGTACGCCCATCCTCTCGATGATGCTTTTAACAAATCCGGATGAACGATAAAGTCCTCCTGCGATTTCTGAGATTGAGTCGCCGGATAAGAATCGAGTAACCGCATCTCCCACTTCCTCTCGATTTTTGTCTATACGCTTGCGTCTCCAGAAAGTCATCTATGATCTTCTGAAGTCGTGCTGTATTGTATGCTATATTCAGGATACCACAGGCTTCCTTTTTGGAAATAGCCGGTGTGCCAGCTAGAAGGGTTATTACTTTCTGTATATTCGTATCGGACAAGTTCTCGGACTCTTTCTTCTTGATTCTTCTCAATTTTTGCTATCTCCCTATTAATATACCAGACTGCTTTACTTAAATCTTCGACAGGATCCTTACTCTTTACCCCTGCTCTCCAAACATACTTTATAGCGTTTCCCAAACAAAAGTTCATATGTTCTGTAATTTGAATACACTCAACCCCACTAGGATGTGCTTTATAGTGGGGAGGGTGCTCTACATTTAGCAACTTAGAATTATACTTTCCAAGAATTACTCCCATAATTATTCCTCCGGCTCTAGTTGTGGTTGATAAGCATCTATATAATGTTCGGCTTTTTCTCTGCTAGTAAGCCGTGCTACGTCCTGTATTTGTCCATCTGGTCTTTTTTCTACTACTCTATACACTCTTTCGTTTTGTGCATAGAATATTTCCACAATATCAAAAGTACTCATCCCTCCTTCTCCACATTCGTCCATAGGGGTCATTAGTTTCTCCTTTTCTAATCCCAGAGGCTTTCGAAATACTTTCCGAACAGCCTAAATCCTTTAGATATTCTATCTTGTTCTTTGTCCATTGCGTCTCGATCTTTTATATCAAACCGCATAATAACTTCGTCCTTGTTTGCTTTACAATCAAATGCATATATCATTTCATCTAATACCCAATCCCAACGATCAAACCACTTAGGATCAGTTTCACCTTGTTTAGTATATTGTAATAGCTCTTGCTTTGTGGGGCGCAACTTTGAGGGAACATCCTCAGGATAAACATACGGTGCACCATGCTGTGTTTCTTTTAGTTGTTTTAACATAGGCAATATAATAGGAGCAAGTGTATGGTCCATGCTCCAAGTGTCCCACTCGTCTATACGTACCTTAACTTTCTGTGTACGTCTGTCGAACCACAGCCAGTTGAACACGTTGTAAAAGTCTTGGACACGATCATCAAGCCAATCTAAATTTCGCTCGAATTGTGTGTATTCTGTAGGCCAACCCACAAAACCATATTTTTTGTTCATATAGTTATTGAATAGATTGCACATTAGCCTGTTTGGATAGTTACTAATCTTTACTTTCATCTTTTACAAGCTCACCGTCACGCACTTTGTACAACAGAACATCACCACTTGAACGAATGTATGCACGACCTCCATCAATCATGTTACCATCAACTTCTTTATAATCATGTCGATGCGCACTGTAGTGCAAGTCACCCTTGGCATCTTCAATCATGGCAAACTCTGTACCTTCGATACGATCAGAATTAGTGATCATCACACGATCCAGTTGGTCACTGTAGAACCCAAAGTATCGATTGCCGAACTGTGGGTGAGGAGTATCGCGATAGAAGATATCCATTGCTTGTGCTTCCCCGCCCAACGCACTGGTGCACACATACTTAACAGGTACACCCTCTTTCTTAGAGTAGTGCTCAGCTATAGCGTCTGTTTTAAAAATGTTGTCATGCTTGATCATCTGTGGATTCCTCTGCTATACTCTAGTTTTTGGGTTATTTTTCATTCTTCGTCTGGTTCTCCATACATTTCAGCAATTAATCTTGCTTGTTCTTCAATCTCCTCCTGCTGCTTTTCCAACTCTAAATATTGGTCGTCTACTTTTGATAGACCGGAGCGAGAAGCTACAAGCTTAAGGTGATTATAACTTTTTCTTTTTTTCATTTATTTTCTCGTGATCCTTGCCTCGTAATCTGCGAGAGAATCATCCCACCATGCGGGGGCAGATCTCCCAGTCCAACTGGCGAAAGTAGCCTTATCGAGATGATAGTAGTCACGATAAGACTGTATAGGATTGTCATAGTCTTTGAGCACGTCTGGCATTGCCAATCCGAAAGTGGTAAATCCAAGTCTTTCCATTTTGATAGGATCGGGTAGCTCATTAATGACTGTGACTGATTTGTGTTGTTTTCCATATCGGTAACGATATTCTTCTCCCAAAGCATTTCCATAGCAGTGAGTCCACTCATAGTTATCAAGTGAACTACGTGCCCAAATAGTGCAGGGATGATTGTACATCATCGGTAGGTAAGGTGTAACGGTACGCTCTTCTGGCTTGAGTGGCTTCTCGGGAGCTTTCGCTTCATTCAGAATTGCCGTTTCCTCTTTAGTAAGAGCGCGAGGAATAAACCCCAGGACTAGATCAATCCAGATACAAGTGCAACATATCTGAGCTACTTCCAAGGGCATTTTTACAATATGTTTATCGACGTGACTTTCGGCATTCGCATCGAAATCTTCGTCAAGAAAAAATAAATTCATAAGTCCTCCAATCAGCGTATATTATACACTAATTGAAAAATAAAGTCAACATTTATTCTACGGGTATCTCGAAATGATGTGGGTTTATAGTAGGTGTTCTAGGCATATCTGCGCCCCTACATAAATCAAAAAACTCGTTTGTTAAATCTTCGTAAAACTCTTTATTATCTCTGAGGTCTTCTATTTGAGGAGCCCCTCCCCATTGAATCGGAACTCCTACATGCTCTGCTGCGTACTGCATACATTGAGCAAGATCTCGGTAGGGCTCTACTTCAAGAATTGGACGATTTCCTAAAAATGCAATCAAATCTACTGCTAAACCATAAAAATGCGCGCTATGCATTGCGTCTTGAGTAGCACCTTTTGAGTATAAAAACTCATGTTCCTCACGCGTTCGTTTTCCTTCTAAAACTTGAAACTGTATGTCGGACATACCGATTGCGTGTTGAACTACGAGAGCAAGCCTAGGATCTACTTTTTCTAATTTGTCCCAAGATTGTTCGTTTAGAAAAAATCTTTGATCTTTGTACAGGGTTGTGGAATCAATTACTTCCATTACTAATATTCTCCAGTCTTGTCATAAGCCTCTCAGCTCTATTAGTTACTTGCCGATACCATAATGAGTCCCGGCCTTCTGCCGCTGCCTCTTTCCATTTGCCTTGAGACAGCATATTCTGCATATTTTTAAATTTTGCTAAACGAGTAGCACCTAAATTAAATGCCATGTTCACTAAGATTAGTTGAACCTCCTCTGGCCAATTGTGCCACTGTCCATAAAGTCGTTCGCAGTCCTTAATGGCACACTCAACGTCTCTATCGAAGAGCTCTCGGCTTCTTTCTGACGTAATGTGAGTACCTGTTGGTTTTCCAAACTCTTCATCTTCTGTTGTGACCAAGTGCCCAATACCGATAGTAGGGTAGCCCAAGTGATCTTTATAAATTTGAAGAATTTCTCCTTCGTCTGATCTAATTTCTTCATATAATCTTTCACGATTCATGCTTGCTCCTATAATCCGTGATTGCGGCTTTGATCGCGTCTTCGGCCAACACGCTACAGTGTATCTTTACAGGCGGGAGTGATAGCTCTTTAGCAATTTGGACATTGCTGATCTTTCCCGCTTCGTTAAGGGACTTTCCTCTAACCCATTCTGTGAGTAGTGATGAAGAAGCAATAGCACTGCCGCATCCGTAAGTTTTGAATTTAGCATCTTCAATAATTCCGTCGGT